TCCCCCACCTGTCTCTCTCCGATGGGGGTCATGACCCTCGAATATGTGATTACATGACCGGCCGCCGGCCCGGCCAGGCCCCGCTGTTCCCGCCGGATCCGCCCGGATCGCGCCGGATCGGCCGGGTTCGCCGTGGATGGGACGTGACCGTGCGAGCTCTGCGGGCGACGGGCCGGCTGGAGCCGTTCGACGAGGCCGTGATCCGTCTCGGCCGGGTCGTCGCCGATCAGGCCGACGCCATCGAGCACGACCCCGAGCAGTCGCCGTTCGTGCGCAACGCCCTGTACAAGACGATGCTGACGACGATCATCACCCTGCGCGACCAAACCCGACCCGATGCTGACACTGCCTCCCTCGACGACCTGCTCGCCGCTCTGGTGCACCTCGAGGACGCCGGCCCGGCCGAGTGACGGCGCCCATGTCGCCGCGTTCGCCCGGGCCATCGGCCGCCCGCTGATCCCGTGGCAACGCGACGTCGCCGACCTGACCGGCGAGCGCGACCCGGCGACTGGTCTGCCCGCGTATTCAAGGGTGGTCTTGATTGCGCCGCGCCGGGCCGGCAAATCGGCGCTGATGCTGGCCCGCGCCCTGGCCACGATCCGCGCCCCGCACGGCCGGGCGTTCTACACCTCGGCGCATCGGGAGAACGCGGCGCGGATGTGGCGCGACGACTGGTTTCCGACCGTCGAACGTTCCGCCCTCGGCCCCTACACGCGCCTCGTCTACGGCAACGGGTCCGAGACCATCGCCTACCGCAAGGGTCTCGGCGGGTCGACGTTCCGTCTCGTCGCCGCCAGCGGTGACGCCATCCGCGGCGCGGCGACGAACCTCGTCATCATCGACGAGGCCCGCGGGCGCAGTGTCGACGAGGGTGACGAGCTCGAGCGGGCCGTGTTCCCGACGCAGGCCACCGGGGCCGGCGGGCAGACGTGGATCGTGTCGAACGCCGGCACCGCGGCATCGGCATGGCTGGCCCGCTGGCGCGACCTCGGCCGCCAGGCCGTCGCCGAGGGACGCACGTCGCGGCTTGCCTACGTCGAGTACGCCGCCCCACCGGACGCTGACCCGGCCGACGAAGCGACCTGGTGGCGGGCCCATCCCGGGCTCGGCCATCACGTCAACCTCGACGCCTTGCGCGCCGATTACGAGGTCATGGCCCCGGACGCGTTCGCCTGCGAGTACCTCGGCTGGTGGCCCGAGACCCTCGTCGACACCGTTCTCGTCGACGCCTGGCTCGCCGGGGTCGCCGACGTCGCCCTCGTCGACCCGGTCGTGTTCGCCCTCGAGGTCGACGAGGACCGCACGACCGCCTCGATCGTCGCCGCCGGCAGCGGCGGGGACGACCGGGTCGTCGTCGAGCTCGTCGAGCACCGCCCTCATGGGCCGTGGGTCGGCCCGCGTCTCGTCGAGCTCGCCGAACGCTGGTCGCCGATGGCCGTGGTGTGGGATGCCGGCGGCCCGGCCGGCGCCCTGGCCCCCGAGCTCGTCGAGGTCCCGACCCGCCTCGTCCCCTACCGCACCGCCGAGGTCACCGCCGCCGCCGGCTGGTTCTACGACCGTGTCGTGTACACCGCCGATGTCGTGCACCGCGCCGATGTCGACCTCGACGGCGCGATTGCCGCCGCCCGGCGTCGTCGGGCCGGCGGCGCCTGGCTGTTCGACCGTCGCCAGCCCGGCGCCTGCCCGTTGATCGCGGCGACGATGGCCGTGTGGGCGCACCGCGACGCCACCCTCGGCCGTCCGAGCGTCACCTGACCCCGTAATCGGGGGGCCGCTGGCCGCTCTGTGGCCGCCAGAGCGACGAAACGGACCCCGCCTGGTACCTCAGTGCGGGCAAACCGGCTACGGGCCCCTGGTGACGCGTTATAGACGGCGCGGCGCGCGTTACATCACGGTTTGCGCCAGATGGGCCGCCGTTCTGCCGCCCGCGCCAAGGCCGCCGAGGCCCGCGCCGCCGCCGATGGCAACCTCGGCGCCATCGAGCGGATCATCGCCGACGCTCAGGCCCGCCGCGAACGCCTCGGCGATCTGTCCCCGTTCGAGCTGCCGATCGTCGTCGCCTGCCGCCAGCTCGTCGCCGACACCGTGGCGCAGCTCCCGTTCGTCAACTTCCGCGGCAACCTGCCGACCGCGGAGCAACCGCCGATCGTGATCCGCCCCGATCCGTGGGAGCCGCGCTGGCAGACGATGCACCGTCTCGTCATGAACCTGACCGGCCCCGGCTACGTGTGGCTGATCCCGACCGCGTTCTACGCCGACGGTGTCACCCCGGCCGCCGTGCGTGTCGTCGACGCCGCCGAGGCCGCCGGCACGTTCGACCCGTCCGGCCGGCTCGAGCGGATCATCTGGCAGGGCAAGCGCTACGAGCCGGGTCCGACCGGCGCGGTGTGGGTCCCGTGGCGCGTCGAACGGGTCGGCACCCTCGGCTCGGGCCCGATCGGGTCGTGCGTCCGGGCCGTCGAGTACCTCGCCGCCCTGTGGCAGATGGCCGGATCATTCTGGGAGGCCGGGTTCCCGTCGATCGCCCTGGTCATCGAACAGGCCCTCTCGACGACGCAGAAACGGGAGGCCAAAGAAGAGATGCTCGGCGCGTTCGCCCGCCGGCACGAACCGGCCGTCGTCGACCGTGGCGGCCGCCTCGAGGCGATCGGATCGAACGCCGTCGACTCGCAGCTCGTCGAGTCGATCGAGGTCGCCAATGCCGAGGTCGCCCGAGCGTTCGGGGTCATGCCGTCGCTGGTCAACGTGCGCGCCGGGGACTCCCTCACCTACGCGACGACCGAGGCCGAACTGTCGAAGTGGCTCAAGCTCGGATTGGGCGCCTACCTGATGCGCATCGAGGCCGGGTTCTCCGAGCTGCGCCCGCTCGGCCAGCATGTCCGCGCCGACACCTCGGCCTTGCTGCGCACCGACCTCAGCGCCCGCTACGGCGCCTACTCGGTGGCCCTCGGCCGCTGGCTGACCGTCGACGAGGTGCGCGCCGCTGAATCGTTGCGTCCGATGCCGGCCGGCACGTTCCCCGGCGAGCCGACGTCGCCGGCCGTCACCCCGTCCCCGTTCCTCGACCCGTCAGGAGTACTCCCGTGACCGTCACCGTTCCCGCGTTCCGTTCGACCGCCACGATCGCCCCGGTGTGGCATGCCGGCCGCCGGGCCGCCGTGACCGCCGGCCCCGACGACCTGACCCTCGAGGCGTGCGTCGTGCCGTGGCACACCGCGGCCCGGGTCACCGACGACGGCCGCACGTTCTACACCGAGACCTGGTCGCCCGGCTCCCTCGTCCCCGAGGACCGGGTCGTCATCTACGACGGCCATGTCCCCGGCGGTGGCGGGGACGGCCAGCTCAACTCGGACCGTCAACCGATCGGCCGGGCCGACACGTTCACCGAACGGCCCGACGGGCTGTATGCCACGCTGCGCCTGGCCAACACGTCACGCGGCCGTGACGTCTACGAGCTGGCCCGCGTCCTCGGTTTCGTCAACGTGTCCCTCGAGGCCGACGTCCCCGTCGGTGGCACCGGGACCGTGGCCCGCACCGCGGCGACCCCGTGTCCGCTGACCGGGATCGCCGTCGTCCTGCCGCCCGGTACCGGCGCCTTCCCCGGCGCCGTCGCCGCCGCCGGCCGGGCCGCCGGGGACGAGGACGAGACCGACGAGACCACCGACGACGAGACCACCGACGACGAGACCACCGACGAGACTGACGCCCCGGCCGGCCGGGCCGCCGTCGGCGAGCTCGTCCGCGCCGAGCTGGCCCGCTACGGGATGACCCCGGGCCGCCGCCCGTCCGGCCGCACCGCCGGACCGCTGGCCCGTTTCGCCAACTTCCGTGAGTTCGTCACCGCGGCCCGGGCCGCCGAGGGTGACCGGGCCGCCGAGCTGCGCACCGCGTTCGCCGCCGCCTACCAGCAATGGCGCGAGCTTGACCGGGTGGCCGCCACCGGCGTCGTCGGACGGGCCCTGTTGGATCAGGTCACCGCCGACAACCCGGGGCTGATGCCGCCGTCATGGCTGACCGAGGTGTTCGGCATCGTCGACCGGGGCCGCCCGTCGGTCACCGCCCTCGGCGGACCCCGCAACCCGGGCGACGCCGGCATGGATGTCTATTGGCCGTACTACGACGGCGACCTGCTGGCCATCGTCAAAGAGCAGACCCCGACCGAGAAGAGTCCGATCAACTCGGTCAAGGTCAGCTTCAAACGGGGCCAGGCCACGCTCGACACGTTCGCCGGCGGGTCCGATGTCAGCTACCAGCTGCAACGCCGCTCTTCGCCGTCGTACATGGCCCTCTATGACCGCATCCTGCAGATCGCCGAGGTCGCGTTCGCCACCGTCCTCTCCGCCGTCGACGCGACACCCGAGGCGTATGATCTGGCCGCCGACACCGACGGCTCCGCGTTCCGGGCCGTCCTGTTCGGCGCCTCGACCGAGGTCCGCAACGTCACCGGCGAACCGGCGTCGGTGGCCCTCGCCGCCACCGACGTGTTCATCGCCCTCGGCGGCGCCCCGTGGCTGTGGCCGCAGATGTACGGCACACAGAACACGGCCGGCACGGCGCAAGCCTCGACGCTGACCATCTCGGTGTCCGGGTTGACGATCACCGAGGCCCCGGGCCTGCCGGCCGGGACCCTCATCATCACCAACCCGGGCGCCGCGGCATGGTTCGAGGAGGGACCGTTCATCGTCACCGCCGAGGACATCGAGAAGCTCGGCACGAACGTCGCGATTTGGGGGATGGGCACGGCCGGGGTGTT